CAAACTTGCCGTAGTCCAGCGGGAGGGTGTCGGGCAGCGACCAGCGAGACTTCGCTTGCCAGCCCGGTCGTTCTTGTGTGTACAGCACACGGCTACCGGTGCCGATGGCGCGGGTGACCTTCTGGTTGAACCCAACGTCGGCCTTGACGGTCGAGTACTGCTGATTGGCAAACATGAGAATGTCGCACCACTCGGCAATCACGCTCGCGCTGCCGTGATGCAGGTCGAGTTGATAGCGGTCGTACGGGTCAGCGAGCGGGTCGTCAAAACGCTTGACCTGCGAGTGAGCAAGCAAAATAACCTGCATGCCCTTCTCGTTGCGCAGATGGTCAAGCCCATCGAGCACCTGTCGCCAGTAATCCACCGCCGCCTTATAGCCGCGACCGTAGCCGATGGCGTCGATGCTCTTGGCGTTGTTGTCTTCGGCAACGCGCTTATGTATGAGCTGCTCGGCCCAGTCGGCGCTGTCGATCACAACGGTTTCAAACTCGTGCTGCTCGTTTGCCAACACACCAATACATTCCATGATGTCCTCAAAGCTTTGAGCGACCGGGAACGCGGTAGCCGACACCGCATCCAAACCCTCTTCGGTCTGGATGAACACCGGCTTCGGAGCCTGAGCGCCAAAGGTGGACTTGCCAATACCATGCACGCCGTACAAAACAATACGGGGCGGGCGAGCGGTGCCAGTCTTCTTGAGACTAGCAAGTGAGATAGCCATGTGATTACTCTCCTAAAGAAATTTTGACGTAGGTTTTGGCAGGGGTAACGGTCAGCGCCTTGGACAAAATCTTGTACATAGACGGCTCGTTGTTGGCGAGGTACTTCACGCCCTTAACGTCCACTTCACGAACAAGCTTGACAGGGTGCAGACTCTCGGGGAGCTTCGGCGCAACGAAGGCATCGAACGCCTTCCAATCAATCTTGCGCGTTAGCTTGCCTTCGATGGTGATGATGAACTCACCGACCTTGTGCGTTTGCGCTCCCTCTTCTTTGGCACCGAGAATGCCAATGAGTTCTTCTTCCAGAGCTACTCGCCTTTCGTTGGCTTCGCGCTCTGCAATTCGCGCCTCGTACAGTTCTTGAGCAATTTCAGTTTCGTTTCGCATTTTCAGGTTTCCTATGGTTGACTGGCAGCAGCCAGTGATTGAACGATACACCCCCTTGTGACGGTTTGCAATAGGTGGCATGATGTCACTTGTGGGGAGCATCTCCATGGAGCAATCAATGACTCTTAGTGAATATCTACGCAGGAAGGACTTGACACACGATCAGTTTGCTGAACTGCTGGGGTGTACCCGTGCCGCTGTCACTCGCTGGGCCTCGGGTTCCCGCACTCCTTCGCCCAAATGGATCAAGCTGATTGAACGCAAAACAGCGAGAAAAGTAAGGGCAGAGGACTTCAAGCGTGTCGGTTTAAACATCACCCCGGGATACCGCTTGTTCATGGCGATTACCCGGAAAGGTTTAACCATCCGCGAGGCGGCTACCAAAATGAAGATCTCCCGCAACGCGCTGGCACGATACATCAAGTTAAATGTCCAGCCTAGTTCGGAACACACCGACAAAATCAAGCGGCGATTTGGAGTATCTATATGATAGAAATAGTTTTTTACGGTACACCTATTGGCAAAGCAAGACCACGCTTTGGTCGAACGAAAGCCGGGAACGTAGTCACCTTCACGCCGCAGAAGACCCGTAACTTTGAGCGTGATCTAAGGTCGCTTGCGCAAGTTGCCATGACGGGAAAGACCATGTTAGAAGGGCCCGTCAAGGTCACGATCAAAGCGTACTTCGCGCACAAAACCAAAACGGGATGGCACGTTTCGCGGCCTGATCTTGACAACGTAATAAAGGCGGTTTTGGACTCGCTGAACGAGATTGTCTTTGATGACGACTCGGCAGTGTGCGAGTTAGTTGCCACCAAAGAATACGGCGAAGAACGCATCGAGGTTCAAGTTAGCAATGTCTGAAGAGTTCATGCTGGAGTACGGCGCGAAGCTGCTCGATGCAGGCTATCGCATCATCCCGATTATGCCGGGCACCAAAAAGCCCGGGCGCTTTGACGGGAACGTGTGGGCCGATCTTCCGCGCTGGAATACCATCGAAGCTACGCAGACGCATTTGGATGCGTGGTACAAGTGGCCCGGCTGCGGCATCGGGATATTGACGGGTCAAGTCGTTGCTATTGACATTGACGTTTTGGATTCCTCCGTTGCCATCGCGGTCGGGAATGTCTTTCAGGAACACCTTGGCAAGACAGACTTTGTACGCATCGGCAAGTCCCCCAAGGCGCTGTACCTGTATCGCACCGAACAGCCGTTCAACAAAATCTCCATGCATCCCATTGAGGTGCTTGCGAGCGGCCAGCAGTTTGTGGCTTACGCCGTCCACCCGGAAACCAACAAGCCGTATCAGTGGCCCTTCGTTGCTCCGCATGAGTTCGCCGTTGACGCGCTGCCCCTCGTTACTTACGAGCAGGTGCTGAAGGCTTGCGAGGCAGCGTACAAAACGTTGCCACCAAACTTGCGTAGAACCCGTCTGCAGCACACCGTCATCCCCGACAAGGACGCGAGAACCTCTATCGAAGGACTGACCGGGACACTCGCTGCCGTGCAGGATGCCCTCAAGTTTGTCCCCAATCCGGATCTGTCTTGGGATGACTGGAACCGAATCGGTATGGCGGTCTACTGCGCCACCGAAGGGAAGGGCTTCATCGTCTTTGACCAATGGTCGCAGGCTTCGGGCAAGTACAACAGCCTTGAGACGCGCCAGCGGTGGGATCATTACAGTAAATCCCCGCCCTCCAAGATAGGCGCCGGAACGCTGTACTACTTTGCCCAGCAAAACGGCTGGGTTCCAGCCCCGCACTTGAATTTAAATCCAACTAAGGAAATCCGCGTTGACCTGACGGGGCTTGNNGCTTGTGGAGGTGAAGAAAACCACCAAAAGTACCAAGGAAAACTTCCCGCACGAATGGTTTGAAAGCCCCTCACTCGTAGGCCGTGTCACGCGCTGGATCTTGGCTACTTCCCAGCAACCGCAGCCGACCTTCGCGTTGATGAATTCGATCTGCATGTTCGGCGCGCTGTATGGCAGGCGCTATTCGATGGCAACGATTAACACCCGCTGCAACATCTTCTCGATTGCCGTTGCCACCCCCGGTGCCGGTAAGGATCATTCGCGCCAGAAGATCAAGCGCATTCTGGAGCTAGCCAATTTAAATGATTACGTCTCGGGAGATCGTTTCTCATCGGGCGTGTCGATCTTGCGTACGCTGTATGACTTCCCCTCGCGCATCTCGCATCTCGATGAGATGGGCTTGTACCTGCAAAGCCTGACCGCAAAGACCGCTGCCTCCCATCAGCGAGACATCATCAAGACTTTGCTTGAAGTTTATTCTAGTAGCGGCGGCACCTACCACGGTCAAGAATATGCCGACAACAAAGATCGCAAACGCTTTGACATCAAGCAACCGAACTTCAACTTCTTTGGCACCACCACCCCGTCATCGCTCACCAAAGCCTTGACCAAGGAAATGCTGGATAACGGTACGCTCAGTCGTATCCTGCTCATGCCTTCGTTTGAGGAGTATCCAAACAGCCAGATTCCGGAACCCGGTGAGAACCCCCCTGAGGATCTGATGCAGGACATCATTGAGTCGGCATCGGTTGTCCCGGCAGGCATCGGCAATCTGACCAACATCCAACACGTATCCAGCTCCGAGGTCGTGCCCATTATGGTGAAGTGGGAAGACACCGCATTTGCCGAATACAAAAAGATGAAGGACTGGCAGATTGAATGTGGCCGCAAACAGGACTATCTCTGGGTGCGCTACTCTGAAATCTCGGTCAAGCTCGGCATGATCGAAGCGATTGCCAGAAACCCTGTAGCTCCGGTGCTGTCGTTTGACATTTTGAAAATGTCTTCGGAGCTAGTGCGCTGGTCGTTCAACTACACCAACGATCTGATGTACCGCGAGGTGGCCGAGAACGACACCGAGGCTGCGCACAAGAGAATCCTGAAGTTGATCCGCGATGCCGGAAGCTCTGGCATGTCGAGCACCCAGCTAGCTAAGGCTTGCCAATCGCTAAAGGCACGCGACCGCAACGAGTACCTGACAACGCTGCTGGAGTCCGGCGACATCGTGGAAGAAGTCGTCAAGCCCAACGGGCCGGGCCGCGAGCGACGGGTCTACAAGGCAAGAGGCAGATAAAAAAATGCCCCGAGGAGAAAACTCTCAACCCGGGGCGAACTCCTACCAAACAGGAGATAGCACAGGAGAAATATATCAGACTTTGTTTGCCCTCTCAAGTTCGTCCGCAGCGCGGTTGCAATACCACGCGGCCTTGCGTAAGTCCTGAGCGTGCTTGCCCTTCTTGGGGCGGCTCGCGTACTTCAATACGTTACCCACACAGTAGGCAACGAAGCCCTGAGACCCCAGCACCGCACGAATGTAGTCAATGGTTTCGATGCCGTCCTGTTGGTAGTGCTCGGGATGGTTAACCGGGTCACTCATCTGCCTTCACCTTCTTCTTGCGCTTCTTACGTCGCGCCTCGACCATCTTCTTGTAATGCTCGGGACTGCGGCGCTTCTTATCCCCACTGGCGGCAGCCCCGCCCTTGCGCCCAATCTTGGACAGGTATTGTTTAAGAATCTCTTCCATCTACGTCTTCCTTTTTTTCCACAACTAATTTGCGCAGCCGCTCGATTTCCGCAGCCGCCTCGTGAGCCAGCCTGCCGATGGGCAAGTACTGGTGCTCGCAAGCCACGGTCATCTCGGGATTGATTTGCCGCAGCGAGTCAACGATGTCTCTTAGCTTCATCGAGTTGCCCCCTCACGCTTTCGAGCTCGGCTTTTAACGTGGTGATCTCCGCCGACAGAATGGACGCCTCAGACCACAGCCCGCGCATTCGTACGTTGGCAAGGGCGTTATCGACCTTCACGTTTTGCGCCTGACCAAAAGCCCACGGGGCTTTTTCCATCTCGCTCTTCCACGACCCCGGCGGGGACTTATCATCATACACGTAACAACCGTCTTGCGTTGGCTTATTCATACAACACTCCCTTACGACTGCCTTTGTAATGCAGGATCTTTGGTTTAAATCCACTGGCGTATTCGGGCAAGCAGGCATACTCGGACTCGGCTACCTTGCCGTGCGGGTTGACCTTTGACCACTCTCGAAGGACTTCTTGGTCGCCGTACCATTTGCGGTACTGCTCGGGCAGTTTCTCCGCAAGCGCCGTCAGCTCCGCCCACACCTTGGGGTCAGCCGTCACCGTCACGCAGCCAAGGTACGGGTACACCTCGTATATCCGCTTGCCCCTGTGCTCGGGCATATTCATCCCGTTGAACTGGTAATTAAAGGGCATCGAACGATCAAAGCTGCGCTCGCAAAAGACCACCCGGTGCGCTCCCAGCATTTTCTCAGGGTCAATGCGCGAGCAGACGATCATGTCCGTGTCGGTATACACCGCTGGGCTAGCGATTTTGGCTTCGGCGTAGCCCCTCAAGCGCGACACCATCAGCTCTTTTCGGTTGGCTTCGATGTTGATGCGGCGCGTAACGCCACCGACCGCAGGGGTCTTCTCATCCGACACCATCACCACTTCCGCGTTCGGGTTCGTCTCGTGAATCGATGCAACGAACTTGCCCACCATCTTGAGATAGCCCGGGTCGTTGCCCACGTGGAAGAAAACAAACGTGCTCATGGCGCGTTCTTTAAGACGTTTAAATCGTAGGCCACCGCTTCGATCTGCGGCTTCCACGGCGCCGTCACATAGTCCCTTGGGAAAATATGCACCGAGGGATACCACAGGCTGCGGTCATTCTCTTTGTTGCCCCAGTACCACAGCTTGTTGGCATCAAGCAACAACACCGGCACCCCCAGCGCCCCGGCCAGATGCACCGTCGAACTGCTGATGGACACGATGGCATCGCATAGCTGACAGAGCGCCGCCAGTCCGTCGATGTCTTTCCAGCAGTCCACGCTCGATTGCAGAATCTCGATGCCGTACTTGGCCTTGAAGTCCCTCAGGTCTTGCTTAACGTGGCCGTATTGCAAGTTAACAAATTTGATACCCGGGATCGAAAACACAGGCATCAACTCATCAAGCGTCATGCTTTTATGCGGGCCAATCTTGTGGGCCGCGCTCACCCAAGATACCCCCACCACATAGTCATCATTAGTGATGCCTAATTCGTCATGCAATTTAGCGACCTTTTCAGGGTCGGCCTTTAGGTAATTGCGCTTGGCATAACGCACGATGTCTTCTTTGGTTTCAATCAGCGATGCCCCAAGGCTCGCAAAGGGAATCTGCGCCTCGTGTTTGTCGGCGGGAATCTGCGAGGTGTTGGTCAGAAATTCGATGTCCGGCATCGACCGCTCGAATAGCGGGATCAAGCGCGGCTCAACCATCGCCGTCACCTGCCCCGACAGCTCGCGTACCGTCTCTAGCAACGTGCCGTAAATGATCTGATCTCCGATGCCCTGCTCGCCCCACACCAGCACCGACTTGGCACCGCTTGTCTTAGTCCACTGCGGCTTGTCGGTTATCAGCCGAGGGGATTTAAATCGCTCGCTCTGCCACCGGGTGTCATAGTTCGGCCAGCCCGTCTTGAAGTCGTTCATCTGCAGCGACAGCAGCCCCAGAATCCACTTGCAGTTCGGGTCGGTGTCATTGATGGCGTTGGCCTGCCGGAAAGACTCCAGCGCCTCGGGCCATCGCTTCAGCTCCCACTGCGCAGCCCCGCGCTGCATGAGGGCCATGTGGTAGTTCGGGTCGATCTTGAGCGCCGCTTCGTGATCGGCAATCGCTCGCTCGTATTGCTGCAGCTCCGAGTAACACATCCCTCGGTTGTAGTGATCTTCCGCGAGCGGCTTGCCCGATTCTATGAGCAGCGTGAAAGACTTCAGCGCCTCGCGGAAACGACCCATCGACTGCAGCAGCTTGCCTCTGGCGCGGTACAGAATCCCGCTCGTAGGGTGTCGGTAAATGCCGTAGTTGCACAAGTCCAAAGCATCCTCGTGCTTCTTGGCTTTGAACAACTTCTCAACCGCCTCGATGATCTCTTGCTTTTTAAGTCTCATATCGTTGCCGCATACCGTAGCCATTCTGTGGCGTATTCCACGTTCTTGTAGTCCGCAAACCATGGCCCGCCCCGGGTGAAGTGAACCGCTTGCGGGTTCGGGCACTGATCTCGGTCGTACCAACCCTCCAAATAGTTCCACGTGATGGGCAGCTCTCCGATCACATCGTCGGTCAACCACTGGAATCTATGCAGGTACAGTCCCGTCTCGGCACTGACAATCTGCGGGGTCAACGCCTTGACCTGTGGATGTCCGCAGTTCAATAGCATTAAACTTGACCAGTTCTTTCGGGGATATTGATGCTGCGGCTTGTTGTCCATTTTGATCGCCTCGGTCGGCCTGTAGTCGTGCTGTACAACCATGCACGCTTTTGTCCCGTCGGCGTGGTCGAGCAGTCTCCCAATGTCCCCCCGGAAAAGAAAATCGCAATCTACAAAGACCGCCCAGCCGGTGTACCCCGCGAGGTATGGGGTAAGAAACCGAGTGAAACTGAATTCGGTTGACGACATGGTGTCCACGTTGCGCGTGTAAATGCGCTGCCCCCGCAGCTCGTACTGCTTGATGGGGCGGATGTCCACAGGCACGCAAGCGTGCCGCTCAATCGAACGCTTGCATACTTGGTAAGCAATGTCTTCGCGAGAGTCCCAGCCGATAAACACCCGCAGTGAGTAATCAGTCATTGGGCTGCTCGTCGCGCACCCGCAGCATGGCGTCTGCGACCTTATAGGCTTCTTCGGCCACGTGGTAGGGAATGTTTCCCGGCGTGTTGGCGTTCGACAAAATTCCCTGCATGGCAAGGGCGGCGAATATGTCGCGCAAGTCCGGATCTTCTTTATACATCGTCGTTTACCTTCGGCTCGTTGATGAAAACTACACTGGTATCGGGTGTGTGATTGGCGTACTTGTGCAGCACTGCCATGCACTTCTCGATGGTCTGCTTGCGGATCAAGACCGCCAGCTTGCAAATGATCTGCGCGTTATCACGCGGCAAGTTCGCCGGGTGCTTGTCGTAGGCCGCAGCCTGACGCTCGGCAAACTCCCAGTTGAATACGTCGAGCTCGCCCGTCTCGCCAATCGTGCACCAGACTTCTTCTTCTTGCTCGATGGATGGAATTTTTAAATAGTCAAACTGTTCGTCGGTCATGTTTTGCTACTCCTCGCTCTGGTGTCTTCGCGATGCTTATAAATGCAGGATATAACTCGTCGGTTGTATTTAGGGTCATTTCTCCCCCCTCGCTCGGATGGCGGCGGCA